GCAACAAGCCCCGCACGCTGTTGGCCACCGGCGACCATGCCACCAGTGTGGCCACACACGGCATACGCGGCATGGAGGGCAGCGGCAACTGGGGTGGGATGGCAGCCAGCCAACGGCCGGAGGTGATAGGGCAATGGCTGTCGGCGGCTGCGCAGGTAGGCCAGGGATGCCAAGTGAGCGCAGACCTGGACAATCAAAACTGGCAGCATGAGCTGTGGGAGCTGGCCGCACTGTGGGATGCGCGTGCTGACGCATACCGTGCACGGGGGGACTATGCCAGCCTATCCCGCGCCGACAGCTGCACATACACCGCGAACGCATTCAGTCGCACTGTTGGTTTGTTTTCAGGGAGCGTGTACCGGCTATTTGTGGGTATGTACTCCGGGCAGCGAGGAACCACGTTGGACAACACGGCAAAACATGAGGTGGACCGCCAAGTGGCCTTGGCTGAACTGGCCAGTTACGGCCTGGTCACATACCATCATGGGGTGAACGAATCTGGGGACGATGAATGGCTGTACGTCAGTCACTGGCGGGAAGCGATGTGGTATATACAGACAAGTAGGATGATGGGCATACGGATGAATGCAGCCAAACAACTGGCCGGCAGGCAGCATGGCGAATTCTTGCAACGCTGCATCAGCCGCGATGCACCACCCAAGCAGTCGTTGGCAACTGTATTGGCCACGCTATGCACGGGGAACTGGTACAAGCCAATGGGCACGTGGATGAACAGTGCGTTAGAATCGTGCTGCGCCAGTTGGTGGGAAGCGTGCTGCCGTGGCATGCCACGGTCTGCGGCCGCACGCATGTGCGGCATGGTGCTAGATCAGCTGATGGTGGACCGAAGCACCTCACCCCCTACGCAGCTCTCTTGGAGGCGGTATGCAGCCAAGAGCAGCATCGGAGCCGCTTTATTCGACCAATGTCCGGGGTTCGGGGCGGCCACACCCCCGGACACTGTACTACGCCATCCAATGCGCTCCAACTGGTGGTCCCCTGGGGTGAGCGACTACCTGCGCACACCCGAGGCTGACTGGCTACTACGCTTGATGCCAAAAGAGTGGCTCCGTGAACAATTCAAGCGTGCTGTTGCGGCAGACACGCATGGCAGTAGTGAACTGGTGTGGTACCGTGAACAGGTGTCCCGCCGCGTTTGCGAGCGGTGGCCGAAGGGAGACGACTTTGTGGAGGTGCCCTTGGGCTTGTCTGAACCGAGACCAGCTCCGGGGCTCCTCGCGACGTGCCGTGCTTGGCAAAGTGCAGCAGCGTGGGGGCGGGCATGCAC